AATAAGCTTCGTAAAAGATTCTCTATGTTGTTTATTGATTTGCTTAAAACTCAATTGGTTCTAAAAGGTATTGTTACTGAGGATGAATGGAGTGAAATGAAACAAGATATCAATATTGACTATCAACAAGATACTCATTTTGCTGAATTGAAAGAGTCTGAACTTATGAGAGAAAGACTTGGTACTATCAGAGAAATTGATGAATATGTTGGTAAGTACTTCTCACAAGAATGGGTTCGTAAGAATATTCTTAGACAAACAGAAGACGACATTAAAGATATTGATGCCCAGATTGAAGCCGAGGCTGAAGCTCAGCCAGATGATAACGAAGATTTCTAGAAAACAGTTTTTTTATAAATAAGTTACAGTAATAGGAGTATATTATGGACACACAAGAACTGATTGGTAAAATTGAAAATGGCGATATGGCAGATGCCGGTAGAGCTTTTTCTGAACTGATGAACCAAAAGGTCCAATCTGCTTTGGATGATAGAAAGGTGGAACTGGGTAACCAAATGCACCTGTCACCGGAAGAGTTGGAAGAGCTTGAAAAAGAAACTCAAGCCGAACTAGAAGATGAGGATTTTGAAGAGGACGACCTCGAAGAAGATGAAGACGAGGATGAGGACTCTGAAGAAGACGAAGATGATGAACTCGAAGAGGATGACGAAGAAGAAGTAGATGAAGATGAAGACGTTCAATCAGATGAGACAGAGCCTCAGTGAGGGGAAGGCGAAACTAGGTAGCGGAGAAAAGGCTGTTAAGTCTTTCAAAGTAGGAAAGAATAATAAGTACGAGGCCATCGTCGCTAAAAAGGGAAATATATTCAGTGCTTATGTTGATGGTGATCATTTAGATGATTATGTATCGGCATCAAAAGCTGAAAAAGGAATAAAAGATTTTATTAGATTAGCGGGTAAGTAAATGAAACTCATTACAGAACATGTTGAAGATATACAAGTAATTACCGAAGCCAAAGAAGATGGCAAAGGCAAGAAGTATATCATTGAAGGCATTTTTATGCAGGCAAATAAGCCTAATAGAAATGGCCGCATGTATCCCCGTGAAATCTTAGAAAAGGCAGTCACAAAGTATGACGCCGAACAGGTTTCCAAAGGTAGAGCCGTTGGTGAGTTAAATCACCCAGATGGGCCTACTATTAATTTGGATAAAGTATCTCACAAGATCACTGAACTTAATTGGGACGGTGATAATGTTGTGGGTAAGGCAACTATTTTGGATACACCTATGGGTAAGATCGTGCAAGGTCTACTCGAAGGCGAGGTTCAAGTAGGTGTCTCAAGTCGTGGAATGGGTAGTCTTGTTAATAAGGCCGGTGTTAATGTTGTCAATAAAGACTTCATGTTAAACGCGGTCGACATCGTCCAAGATCCTTCTGCTCCAGAAGCCTTTGTAAATGGCATTATGGAAAACGTAGAATGGATCTATGAGAATGGCGTATTTAAGAAACAAGAAATTGAAATATTCGAGACAGAAATCAGTGAAGCTAAGAAGATTGGTGATCCCAATCAGCAAATCAAAGCTTTCAAGAATTTCCTCTCTAAACTTTAACTCTGAGGGAGTAACAATTATGTCAGACGAAAATCAAGTCGACATTGAAGATACACTCCAGGATGAAATCGTTGATGACGTTGAAGTTGAGAACGAGGACAGTCTGGAAGAGGCAGCTCATGCACCAGCAGCAAAGGCAAAACCGGCAGCCAAAGAAGTAGACGGCGCTAAAGCAGCAATGGATACTAAAACGGCTATCGACAAAAGCGAGCCAGCGAAAGCTAATCCGCCTAAGACGAAGGCTGGTATGATCAATGCCATGTATTCTAAAATGTCAAAAATGAAAAAAGGTGAACTGGAAGACGCCTATAAAGCTATGAACAATAGCTATCATGAAGATACCGAAGTTGACGGAGAGAAAATCTTTGAAGATGATCTCAAAGCACTGGTAGATTCTGAAGCTACATTGTCAGAAGGCTTTAAGGATAAAGCCGAGTTGATCTTTGAAGCAGCTTTGAAAGCAAAAATCTCTGAGCATGTCGAAAGAATGGAAGAGAGCTATGCTGAAGAAATTGCTGAAGAAACCAACCGCATTCATACCGAACTGGTAGAGAAAGTGGATGGCTACCTAAACTACGTCGTAGAAAACTGGATGGAAGAAAACAAACTCGCGATCGAAAGCGGTCTCCGCACTGAGATCTCTGAGTCATTCATGAAGCAACTTCACACAGTGTTCTCTGAGCACTATATTGAAGTACCGGAAAGCAAAATCGACCTGGTTGACGAACTCGCCACCCAGAAAGATGAGCTTGAAGAGCAAGTGAATACCACAGTTGCTGATAACGTAGCACTCAAAGCCGAAGTTGAAAAACTTCAGAGAGCTGCTATTGTAACTGAGGCTTCAACCGGTCTTTCCGAGGCACAGGCTGAAAAGCTCGCTGGTCTTGCAAAAGACATCGACGCGGACGACTCCGAAGCATTCGCCGAGAAAGTCGCTCAAATCAAAGAGTCTTATTTTAAGGCTAAAGTAACGACGCAGGAAGAAGAAGTCATTGAAGAAGGTACTGACAACGATGTTGAAGTATCCGGTTCAATGGGTATCTATCTTGCAGCGCTTAACAAAAAATAATCCATAGGGAGAAAAAAATCATGTTTACAACTGATAAACTTCTCGAGAAATGGAACCCAGTATTGGATGTTGACGGCGATTTGACTGATCGTTATAAGCGTTCCGTTACTGCAACTGTTCTCGAAAACACTGAAAAGGCACTCGCTGAAGAGCGTGGCCATCAGCAGTTTGCACTTACTGAAGCTGCACCTGCTAACGCAACTGGTTCTAACATCGGTAACTGGGATCCAATCCTTATCAGCCTCGTTAGACGTGCAATGCCAAACCTGATCGCCTACGATATTGCAGGTGTTCAGCCGATGACTGGTCCTACTGGTCTGATCTTCGCAATGAAGTCACGCTACAGTACACAAGGTGGTACTGAAGCACTGTACAACGAAGCAGACACTGACTTCTCAGGTGCTACTACCCCAGCACAAGGTGGTGGTTCATCATCCTTGGTTGGTGACATCAACCCAGCTGGTACTTCCGGTGAATCTTCTGCTGACACTAACAGTGACGGCGTTGAAGACGCATTCGGTGTAGGTACTGCTGCGGCAACAGCAACAGCTGAAGCTCTTGGCGACGGTTCTGTCACTGGCATGGGTTCAAGTGGCCAATTCAACGAAATGGCTTTCTCAATCGAAAAAGCTACTGTAACAGCCAAGTCCAGAGCACTCAAAGCTGAGTACTCAATGGAACTTGCTCAGGATCTTAAAGCTATTCATGGCTTGGATGCTGAGTCTGAGTTGGCTAACATTCTTTCTGCTGAGATCCTTGCTGAAATCAACAGAGAAGTTGTTAGAACTATCAACTCTAAAGCTAAAGCAGGTTCACAGCAGTCTGACATTACAGCCGCTGGTACTTTCGACGTAAACGCTGACTCTGACGGCAGATGGTCTGTTGAAAAGTATAAGGGCCTCTTGGTCCAGCTTATGAGAGAAGCAAACGTTATTGCTAAAGAAACACGTAGAGGTAAGGGTAACTTTATCATGTGTTCTTCAGACGTAGCAGCTGCTCTTTCTGCTAGCGGAATGCTTGACTACACACCAGCTCTTGCTGGCAACACCAACTTGACTGTTGATGACACAGGCACAACTTTCGCCGGTACTCTTGCTGGTGGAATGAAGGTCTACATTGATCCGTATGCAAATACTGATTACATCAACGTAGGTTATAAGGGTGCAAACCCATATGACGCAGGTATCTTCTACTGCCCATACGTTCCGTTAACAATGGTACGTGCGGTTGGTGAGAACACCTTCCAGCCAAAAATTGGCTTCAAGACTCGTTACGGTATGGTTGCAAACCCATTTGTTGGTACTGCTCCAGGTAACGACACTGGTACTAACAGAGCAAACCAGTACTACAGAATCACTAAAGTTACTAACATCCTTTCATAGGATTAACCTAATAGTGGTGGAAAGGCGGCTTCGGCCGCCTTTCTTTTTTGTATAAATAGTCTTATACAAAGGAGGCTATTATGAAAATGGAAAAATACATTGACGTCAGAATTAGTCAACTTAAAGAAGATTTGGCCAAGGCACATGATCCAATGGATCAGGCTTGGTATAACCGGTTGATTCAAGAACTTGACTGGGTAAAACAAATGGGAACACAAACAACTCATAACTGTTATATGAGTCAAGACATGACAGATACTGGCCAATATATAACAGGTGTGATGGGGACTATCTAATGCCATATAACGTAAATGTAAATTTTGAAGAAGGATTTAGTGATACTGCACAAGCTTCTATGAACTTTGTGAACCCAACTGCTTTTAAGTTAGTCATTGATTCACAAAAGTATAAGAATGCTCAGTTTATGGCTCAAACTGTAGCCTTACCTGATTTGCAAGTTCAAGGAGCAGTGTACCAAACAAGAAATAGAAATATCATTGAAGCACCAGATAAGATCGAATACGGCATGTTTGATATGACCTTTCTTATTGATGAATACCTACTCAACTATAAAGAAATTCATGATTGGATTGTTGGTTTAGTTACAGAAAAAGATGAAGGTGTTCGTAAAGAACGTGATATGGTATTACAAATTCTAAGTAGTCATAACAACGTTATTGCCGAACTTCAGTTTGTAAATGCAATGCCTATCAATCTTAGCTCATTACCATTTGACGTATCAAGTACTGATGTGATATACCTAACTGCAAATGTGACATTTCAATTTGACTACTTTAAGTTTGTTCAGAAAGGTGTATAAATAATTCTATATAATTGAAAGGCGATATTATGATTAAGCTTGATGAAATATTTGAAATGTGGAAGAAAGACTGTCAAATTGACGAAAACAATTTGGACGCAGCAACTATCCAGAATGCTAAATTGCATTCAAAATATCTAGAAATCTATTCCATGACCAAACTTCAACTTAAGCGAAAAGAGCTTGAGTTTAAAGTACTACTCAAAGACAAGTGGCTTTGGTATAATGGAAAGATGTCTCAAGAAGAAATTGCAGCCAAAGGTTGGGATTATGACCCACTCAATGGTTTAAAGATTCTCAAAGGCGAAATGGACTACTATTATGATTCCGATAAAGAAATACAGGAGGCTCAAGCAAAGATTGAGTATTTGAACAATATGAATGAAACCCTCAAAGAGATTATTGATACCATTAAGTGGCGCCATCAGTCTATTAAGAACATGATTGAGTGGCGGAAGTTTACTTCAGGCGTGTAATGCCAACTAAAATCACGGTGAAGAAAAAGAACCATGCCATGATGCTTGTTGATTCCGAGCCTTCGGTGTTGAATGAGCTT